CACTTATCGGCGGCATGATTGGGTTCCTGTCTGGTATCAAACTGATGCAAAATGAAGAAACAAAGGACAAAAAATGTTAGACATATTAAGTGGCGGTATTCTGGGTTCCATCTTTGGTGGGCTGTTCCGAATGGCCCCCGAAGTGCTGAAGTTCTTTGACAAGAAAAATGAGCGCCTGCATGAACTGGCTATGTTTAAACACCAGTGCGACTTGGAAGCCCAGCGCGGTCAGCAGAAGTTAGCTGAGATTGGTGCACAACGTGAAGCCGCTATTGACGTAGGTGTCATGGATGCGTTTAACAACGCCATCACCCAGCAGGCCGAGATGGTCAAAGCCGCAGGCGGTTGGGTAGCTAGTCTGTCTGCATCTGTCCGTCCAGTGGTTACATATTGGGTTCTGTTTGTCTGGAGCTTTATCCATGTATGGTTTGCATGGAACGCATGGCTTGCCGGTGCGCCTGCCGTAGAAGTGTTTAAAACCATGATGACCCCTGACTTCTCAGCCCTGCTGTCTGGGACGATTAACTATTGGTTCCTTGATAGAACTCTGAAGCAACGCGGAATATGAACCTAGAGTTAGCCGCCAGTCTGTGCCGTCAGTTTGAGGGCTACCGCGCCAAGCCGTATTTATGTCCGGCTGGCGTGGCTACGATTGGCTATGGGTCTACCTACTACGCAGATAAACGCAAGGTAACTTTGGAAGATGCACCGATGGATGAACCCACGGCACGGGCGCTTTTGATGATTGAGTTAGAACATACATACTTACCCGGAGTTTTGCGTAACTGCCCCGGCCTAATTACAGACGTTCGTAAGTGCAATGCCATTGTGGATTTTTGTTATAACTTGGGCACAGGACGCTTGCAGACTTCCACGTTAAAGAGGAAAATCAATGCCAATGATTGGGAAGGGGCAAAAGAACAACTGATGCTCTGGACTAAAGGTGGCGGTAAGGTACTGCCGGGGCTATTAAAACGACGCACGGCTGAGTGCGCCCTACTGGATTGACCGATGCCATTACAAAAAGTTTTGTTCAAACCGGGCGTCAACCGAGAGAATACCCGCTACACCAATGAGGGCGGTTGGTTTGAGTCCGACAAGGTGCGGTTTCGCCAAGGCACGCCTGAGAAGATTGGCGGCTGGGCGCGTATCTCTGTGTCTAGCTTCTTGGGTACTTGCCGTTCACTGTGGAACTGGATTACGCTTGCTAATCTTAACCTGCTTGGGGTTGGCACAAACCTTAAGTTCTATATTGAAAACGGCGGTTTATACAACGACATAACGCCCATCCGTTCGGCTGCGGTACTAAGCAACCCATTTAAGACAACCAATTTACTCACCACAGTTACTGTAACTCACACGGCGCATGGTGCTGTTAATGGTGACTTTGTTACTTTTAGCAACGCAGCTACTGTCGGTGGGTTGGATCTAAACAACCAATATCAAATTACCTTAATTGACGCCAATTCATACACCATTACCGCAGCTAGCGCGGCCACATCTACTGTAGCTGCTGGAGGCGGTACAACAGTTCAGGCTCTTTACCAGATTAATGTAGGCTTGCCATTTGAAGTTCCGCTAACCGGCTGGGGTGCTGGCGCTTGGGGCGCTGGATCGTGGGGTAATGGCGGCACATCTACGTCAGCATTACGTTTATGGAATCAAAGTAACTTTGGTCAAGATTTAATTCTTGGGTTTCGTGGCGGCCCACTTTATTACTGGGACGCGGCTTTTGGTTTATCGCCATCTACTTTTACAGTAACAATTGCCAGCCCTGCGGTAGTAACTTCATCTATTAGCCTGTTAGATAACAGCGCTGTAATTTTAACCAATACAGGTTACCCATCTGCCTTGCCAACTGGTCTATCTGTGGGCACTACGTACTATGTTAAAGGTACTGGTGGAACATCATTTAACTTGTCATTGACACCTGGTGGCGCGGCTATTAACACTACAGGCACGCAGTCTGGTACTCATTACATACTGCCTAATGCTGTCCCTGTTACTTCTTTGTCCGGTGCTTCTAATGTGCCGTTGATGCAGAACTTCTTTTATGTGTCTGATGTAAGCCGCTTTGTATTTTGCTTTGGTACAAATGATCCAGATTCAGTCACACCTACTCAGCAGGATCCAATGTTAATTCGCTGGTCTGATCAAGAGTCTGTTACTGATTGGACGCCCTCTGCTACTAACCAAGCAGGTAGTGTGCGGCTATCACACGGCTCAGAGATTATTACGGCTATTCAGACCCGTCAAGAGATTGTAGTTTGGACTGATTCCACGATATATTCATTGCAATACCTTGGCCCTCCGTATGTCTGGGGCACGCAGTTGCTTGGCGACAACATCTCCATCATTGGTCAAAACGCTATTACCCAAGGCTCGGGTGTAGTTTATTGGATGGGCACAGACAAGTTTTATATGTACGACGGTCGTGTGCAAACACTAAACTGCGACTTACGTAAATACGTTTATCAAGACATTAACTTAACCCAAAACCAGCAGTGTTTTGCGGGAACTAACGAAGGTTTTAACGAAATCTGGTGGTTCTATTGCTCTGCTAACAGTACAAGCATTGATCGGTACGTTATATATAACTACGCGGAAAACACTTGGTACTACGGCACGTTGGCACGAACAGCATGGCTTGACTCTGGATTGCGGGATTTCCCTATTTCCGCAAACCCATTGACAGCTACGACGGGTAATATTGTCAATCAAGAATACGGTAATGATAACAATGCAACTGGGACGCCCGCTGCAATTGAGGCTTACATTAGCTCGTCTGAGTTTGATATTGGGGACGGCAATAACTTTGGTTTTATCTGGCGCATGCTACCTGACTTAACGTTCTCAGGGTCTGACGCATCTCCAACACCCCAGCTTACGATGACTTTGTACCCAATGCAAAACTCAGGCTCAGGTACGGGTACGCCTGTAGCGGCAAACGTAAGCAAGCTAACAGGTGCTTCGTACACAATTACCGAGGGTTTTACAGGGCAAGTGTTTACCCGTGTGCGTGGGCGTCAGATGATTTTAAAAGTAGGCTCTAACCAGCTTGGTACACAATGGCAGCTTGGCGCAACCCGTATTGACATCAGACCGGACGGAAGACGATGAGCTACATCATTACATCTGAAACAGAGCTTAGCAGGATTGCGGCTCCTAGCTTGCCGTTGGCTACTAGAGAATATAACCCGCAGTATATTGATCAGCTAAACAACGTCTTGCGTTTGTACTTTAACCGACTGGATAATTTGCTAGCTCAGTTGGTTGTGTCTGGAATTATTCCCGCTACTACAAATTACACCGTTGCAACATTACCAAGCGCGGTTACTTCAGGCGTTGGTGCTAGATCTTTTGTTACTGATGCGTTGGGCCCAACATTTGGTTCTACTGTTGTTGGAGCTGGGGCGGTTAAAGTGCCCGTGTACTCTGACGGAACCAATTGGAAAGTTGGCTAAATGCTATCAACAATGTTAATATTCATTAAATTCAAGGAGCCACTATGGACGGCGGAATAATTGAAGCAGCACTCTTAGACTCAATGATGACTGGCGCTGCCGTTGGTGGCGGTTCATCGCTTTTACAAGGTAAAGATCCGTTGCAAGGTGCTCTTATTGGCGGCCTGATGGGTGGCGCCGTTTCTGGTATTATGCCGGGCGCTAGTGCAGCAACCACTGCCACTCAAACAGCAGCTACCCCTGCGGCTACGGTTTTACCTGAAGCTATCAGTGCGCAAACTGGTAGTAATTTGGGGGCATTAAATCCAGATTTTAATCCTTTGCCTGGAACTTCTGGTGCCGGTGCGCCTGGCACGTCTATGCTGGGTAGTAATCCTAGCGTGCAGTATTCCATTAATTCTATGCCTGCAACTATTCCCGGTGCTGGCGCTGCGGGTTCGGAAGGCATGTTTGGCAGGGCTGGTCAGTTTTTTAGTGAATTAACTCCCAAGCAACAACTTCTTGCTGGTGGTGCTGGTATTGCTGGTCTTGGCATGGTTCGTGACCAAATGCGTGGCGGTGTTCCTAAGAAGAAGCCTTATAGTGGTGCGTTAAGCCAATTCCAATTTGACCCAAGCGCGTACCGCCCATACAGTTATGCTACTGGTGGCGGTATTGCTAGTCTAGGTAGCTACTCAGATGGAGGCCGTATGCTTAAAGGCCCAGGAGATGGAATGTCAGATAGCATCCCTGCAAGTATTGGTTCTAAACAACCTGCTCGTTTAGCTGACGGAGAATTTGTTGTACCTGCCGATGTCGTTTCTCACTTGGGTAATGGATCGACCGATGCCGGTGCTAAGCAGCTTTACTCTATGATGAACAAGGTACGTCACGCTCGTACTGGCAATTCAAAACAAGGCCGAGAAATCCAGCCACGTAAGTATTTACCCGCATAAGGAGAACAACATGGCTGGTGGCGGTGTTGCATTAAATCAAATGTTTGAGAACCAAGGGGGGTCATCTCCTCTTAAGTACGGTACTGGTGGCCGCATTTCTGGGTTTGCTACTGGCGGACAAATTGAACATCCTGGTATCCGCCATTTTGATGTTGGTGGAGATACTACTGCGGGCGTTATTTCTAATGGTTCTCCTTTTGCCGATAACCCTAATGCTTATAACCTAGACGGAACTTACGACTTCCGTGGTGAGGGCGATTTTATGGGTGGCGGTTTTGGCGGCGGTGTTGGTGGTTCAGGCGGCTATCAAGGCGGCACTGATTACACGGTAGGTGCTGGAGGGTTCACTAATAACAATAATACTGGTTTTGTTGTGCCTTCAGATAATGCTGTAACTGATTATTTAAATCTTGGCAACTTCCCCACACCGGGAGATGGTTTACTACTTGCCGCAAACACTAACAATACTACTAGTGATGCTGGATCAGGGTTTGTGATGCCCACAACTCCAACAGCTATTAGTCAAGTCCCGGGTGTTGAAACAATGCTTGATGGCGATGGCCGCACTATGTATTTAATTCCGGGAACAGGTGGAACGCTACCTGATGGCACTACTGATTTAGGGCAGACAACTTATAACCCAAATCTTATAGTAGGTGGTTCAACAAGTTTAGAAGATAAACCTGGTGGCACGGGTACTAATACTGCTAATACATATTTAGGATCAGTTAACTCTAGTGATTTATCCCAAGTAGGTAGTTCGGGTACTCCTACAGCTACAGAATTAGCGGGATTAGGGGCAGTTACAGGAGGAAGTAACATTGGTGGCGGTGCTACAGTAACAGGGGTTAATCCAATTACAGGCGCTGTACAGCTTGATTTTACCGGCATGGGTTCCGGTGTTACAGATACTTCTAATCCAAACAACTCAACCAGCTTTGCGCCTGGAGCTGCGTTTGCTCCTTCTGGCGGTATTACTGATTTAACTGGAACTAATGGAACTACTGCAACTGATGGAACTACTGCAACTAATTTAACTGGAACTACGGGAACAGACGGAACTACTGGAACTACTAATACAGGAATAACAAGTTTAGTTGGAACTGATGGAACTACTGGAACTACTTCGCCTGCATCTGGACCTGGAAACAGTGCTGGTTTAACCTATGCTCTAAACAATCAAGGTGCTGATGCTTACTACGATTCTATTAGAGCATTCTTGGCAGGCAATCCAACGCAGCAACAAATAAATGATGCTATGTCAACATATAGTGTCAGTGCCGCAGACATTGCTGCTGCGTTAGCAGGAACTACACCTGGACCTGGAGCTGCGCCTTCACCCGGAACTGGACTTACACCTGGACCCGGAACTGATTTAACACCTGGACCCGGAACTGGACTTACACCTGGAACTGGACTAACACCTGGACCCGGAACTGGACTTACACCTGGAACTGGACTAACACCT